CTAAGGTTCGTTATCCTGATAAACGTTTCCAAACCAGTGGCGATTGGAGCATAGGCGGGTTGTTTGGGCAGCAGCTTTACCCTAAAGGCGGCAAATACGTTACCCTCACTGAGGGCGAGTATGACGCTCTAGCGGCTTTTCAGATGATGGGTAGCAAGTATCCAGTTGTGAGTATCAGAAACGGCGCGGGAAGTGCCCTAAAGGACTGTAAGACTAACTACGAATGGCTTGATAGTTTCGAGACTATTATTATTTGTTTTGACGCCGACGAGCAAGGCTTGAAAGCTGCGGACGAGGTTGGTCAGCTGTTTGGCGGTAAGGCTAAGATAATTAAGCACCTTGGAGGCTATAAGGACGCCTGTGACTACCTTGCAGATAATAAGCCTCAGTTGTTTAACGATGCTTTCTGGAAGGCTGAAAAGTACGTACCAGACGGCATCATACTGGCCTCTTCTTTATGGGATGAAGTAAACACGCCTATGGAGGTTGCCGAGGTTAAGTATCCTTTTAAAGGAATTAACGCACTCACCTATGGCATCCGTCCGGCTGAGCTTGTCACAGTGACGGCGGGTAGCGGTTTAGGCAAGTCTCAATTCGTTCGTGAAGTTGTTTGGGCAGTGTTGCAACAATCAACGCATAACATTGGGCTACTCTTCTTAGAGGAAAGTATACGAAAAACAGGCTTGTCTCTTATGTCGCTAGCGGCTAATAAGCAGCTGCATTTACCGACGACCACGAGCACAGAAGAAGAGCGTAGAAGCGCCTTTGATCTAACACTAGGCACAGAACGCTTGTACTTGTTAGACCACTTCGGCTCGACTGACGTCGATAACATCGTAGGTCGTGTGCGTTACATGGCGAAGGCTTTAGACTGTGCTTATATCTTCTTAGATCACGTCTCTATTGTTGTGTCGGCGCAGGCTAACTTAGACGAGCGCAAGGCTTTAGATGAGATTATGACCAAGCTGAGGATGCTTGTGCAGGAAACAGGTATAGCGTTGTTTGTCGTTAGTCATTTGCGTAGACCTGAGAGCAAGGGACACGAGGAAGGCGCAGCAACGTCCTTATCACAATTGCGCGGTAGTGCGTCTATCGCACAGCTTAGTGATATAGTGTTAGGTTTGGAACGTGATGGACAGGCTGATGACATGATTACACGAAACACCACTACTGTGCGTGTCCTAAAGAATCGGTTTAGTGGCGAGACAGGCAGGTGTGCTGACTTGTTGTATGACAAAGACACTGGCAGAATGGCTGAGACAGTATTTGACGAACGCGCTTTATAGTTTTGTAGAAGCAACATATATGACGCATTAGAGTGCTTTATGTGTCGTATAAGGTGAAAAGCAATATATAAGGCGCATTTAAATTAAGGAGCAACGATAATGGAAAAAGTCAAGAGAGAAAAAAGATGTGAGATGTGTCCTGAGTGGGTTGCCTGCGCTAGTCCTGACTTGTGTCCTAAATGCACAGACTTAGTTTCTCTGCTTAACAGCTTATGGTTAATTACAGATAAAGGAGACGACTAATGAGATGCATAGCTTGTGACACGCTATTGACAGACTATGAAGCCACTTTAAGAGATACTGACACGCTTCATTATGTTGGTGAGTGCTTAGACTGTATCAGGAACGCTAACAACGTGTTTGGCTTGCAAGAACGCCTAGACCTTAAAACAATACATGACGTTGAGGTGGATTATGAACAATAAAATTTGTGTAGGTGATTGTATTAAATGGCAGGAGAGCGCAGACGGATTAGCTGTTGTAGTTAGAAAACAAAAAGACAAGGAAGGGGGTATTACTTGTTGGATTTATCACAGCGGTGGTGAAGTTTCTGAATGGCGTGTTGAGGATTTAGAGTTACATTCAAAGTTTTTAACTATGCGTTATGAATTTCTTGATAGAATGGAATGGCTTAGGCAATATTGCTACGAGCAAGATGGCGGTAATTGATGTTAACAATTGATATAGAGACAGACATGAAACACTCAGTGATATGGTGCGCTTGTGCTGAGGATGTCGCTACAGGTGAGACGACTGTACACACCGAAGCTAAGACACTACAGGCGTTGATAAACAAGCACGACAGTATCTTAACCTATAACGGCTTAGGCTTTGACGTGCCAGTGATGACGGCGGTGTGGGGTATTAGCGTAGAAGGTAAGAAGCACGTTGATGCTATGGTACTGTCTCGCCTTTTCAACCCTGCACAGGCAGGTGGTCACAGTTTGCGCAGTTGGGGCGAGCGTCTAGCGTACCCTAAAGATGACTTCACCGACTATGACGGTGGTTTGTGTGAGGAAATGATTACTTACTGCAAGCGCGACGTTAACCTGACCACCAAGGTTTATAAGACAGTGAGTGCTAACCTGAAGAGAGGTAAGTTCACGCAGGACGTTATAGACCTAGAGCACGCTGTGACGGCTGAGTTAGAGTTGCAGCGCAGTAATGGCTTTAAGATTGACCTGCCGAAGGCTAACGGTCTTTACAGCACGTTAACGCACCGTATGCGTGAGTTAGAAGCGTTGTTACAGGCTGAGTTTCCTCCTATCGTCACCGAGCGTTGGTCTGAGAAGACAGGTAAGCAGCTCAAAGACAACGTAGAAGTTTTTAACGTAGGCAGCAGGCAGCAAATAGCTAAGAGATTGCAGACTGTAGGCGTTAAGTTTACTGACAAGACCGAAGGCGGTAGCTACAAGATAGATGAGAACGTGCTAGAGGGTATTGATAATCCTTCGGCGCAGCTTGTTGCTGAGTATCTTCTATTACAGAAAAGAGCTAGTCAGGTAAGTTCATGGCTAGAGGCTGTAGCGGATGACGGCAGGGTACATGGTCGTGTCTTTAGCAGCGGTGCAGCGACAGGTAGGATGACTCATATATCGCCTAACATGGCTCAAGTGCCTGCAACACGTAAGGCGCATGATGGCATGACACCAGTGCAACGGCTCAAAGCTGAGTTAGGAGGCGAGTGTCGCGCTTGTTGGACGGTAGAGCAAGGCAACAAACTAGTGGGTATTGATGCGTCTGGTCTTGAGTTACGGATGCTAGCCCACTATATGAAGGACGAGGACTACGTTAACACCATCTTAGACGGCGATATACACAGCGCCAACCAAGCAGCGGCAGGACTCGAAACACGCGACCAAGCTAAGACGTTCATCTACGCATTCCTGTACGGTGCAGGTGATGAGAAGATAGGCAGTATCGCAGGCAAGGGCGCTAAACATGGGAAGAAGCTAAAGAAAGACTTCCTTGACAATATACCATCGCTAAAAGCGTTGAAGGAGTTAGTAGAGAAGATAGCAGCAAACGGCACGTTGCCTAGTTTAGACGGCAGAAGGATACGCATACGCAAGGCTTATAGTGCGCTAAACTTCCTCTTACAAGGAGGCGGGGCAGCGCTTATGAAGAAAGCATTGTTGAACGGTGTCGAGAGTCTTAGAGAGCAGAACATACCTTTTAAGATGGTCGCCAACGTACACGATGAGTTTCAAGTAGAGACGCCAGAGGCTTTCGCCAAGGCTGTAGGACTACACTTTCGTAATGCGATACGCAAGGCAGGTGACGATTTTGAACTACGTTGCCCTATGGATGGTGAGTATAAGATTGGTAACAACTGGTCTGAAACTCATTGATTTTTTTAACTTTACGTGATAGACTATATAGACTTTATTAAGGAGCACTACAATGCAAAAGATACCACCTACACCTATTAAAGCTACTATTTACTGGGCTAACCTAAAACAGCCTAATAAAATGTCAGGAAAATACCAAGTTGACCTTGGTAATCTCTCAAGCAAAGCCGTTGCTGCGTTAGAAGAGCGAGGAGTGCCTATTAGGAACAAGAACAACGAAGCAGGTGATTATGTCACGGCTAAGTCTAATTATCCTATACGCGCTTATAACGCTGATGGAGACGAGATTCATTGTCTTATAGGCAACGGATCTGAAGCAGTTGTTGCCGTTAGTCATTATGATTGGAAAGGTCAAACAGGTCAGGACGGTCGTTCAGCAAGCTGTTACAAGTTAGTAATTACCGACCTGAATGAGTATGAAATTGACTCAGAAGTTGCTTTAGACTTAGACTTAGAAGCAGCTCTCTAATGCTTCTTATTGATGGCGATATATTTTGCTATCGGGCGGCTTGTGCGTGCGAGAATGACGCACAAGTCTCTTTAGAGAATGCTACAGCACAAGTCAAACGAGCCTTTAACTCTATCCTCACTGACGTTCTAATGCGTTATCCTGAGCACGACTATATCCTATACCTAACCGGAGGCGGTAACTTCAGACATGACGTTGCCGTCACTGCTCCGTACAAAGGAAACAGGAAAGGTGCAAAACCCCTTCTGCTGCCTGCTATACGTGAGTATGCTATTGGTTACTGGGAAGCAGTCATGATCGAAGGTGAAGAGGCTGACGATGCTATAGCTGTTGCTGCTTCGTCTGTGTACTTGAACGACGAGCCTATCATGGTAAGTATTGATAAAGACTTCGATCAAGTGGCAGGTATGCACTATAACTTTGTGAAGAAGGAAGAGTACTTCGTAAGCTCAGAGATAGGCTTGAAGAGCTTTTACAAACAGATACTCACAGGCGACGCTATTGACAACATCATTGGTGTTGACGGTATAGGCGCAGGTGGCGCACACGAACTGATTGGCAACTGCCGCAAAGAAACTGATATGTGGGACATTTGCGAAGACCAATTAGGCTATGACAGGGCGTTGGAGAATGCACGTCTACTGTGGCTAAGACGCACAGCAGGACAGATGTGGATGCCTCCACGAGAACGTCCTACAGGAGTACGCTTTTATGGCGAAGCAACTAGTACCGCGCACTAGAGCCGGAAAGACTTGGACAGAAGCACGTTATTGGCAGTTCATACGATCAGCGCTTAGACAGGCTTACAGTCGTTACCCTGTTAAGTTTCAAGTTAAGAAGGACGCAGAGCGTACAGTAGAAGGTTGCAGACACAAGTACGAGTATCAATGTGCTGAGTGTTCAGAGTGGCATACCAACAAAGAGATACAGGTAGACCACATCATTCCGGCAGGCAAACTAAGCAGCTATAAAGACATTGCAGGCTTCTCAGAGAGGTTGTTCTGTGAAGCAGACGGTATGCAGGTCTTGTGCGTAGAGTGTCACCAGAAGAAAACTAACGCAGAACGTGCAGCGAGGAAGAAGACATGAGACATTTTGTCATACCAGACACGCAGGTTAAACCAGACTCTAATATAGAGCATCTGACGTGGGCAGGTAAGTATGCAGTTGCTATGAAGCCTGAAGTTATTATCCATTTAGGTGACCACTGGGACTTTCCTAGTCTGTCTAGCTATGACAAAGGTAAGAAGTCTTTTGAAGGCAGACGTTATCAAGCAGACGTAGAGTCAGGCAAGGTTGCTATGCAGGCTTTCTTAGCTCCTATCAAGGAAGAACAAGCACGACAACGCGCTAACAAGCACAAGGTGTGGAAACCTAAGCTAGTGTTCTTACTTGGCAACCACGAGAACAGGATCACTAGAGCAGTAGATGATAGTCCTGAGCTTGAGGGTTTGATGTCGTTTGCTGACCTTGGTCTAGAGAAGATGGGTTGGGAAGTTGTGCCGTTCTTAGAAGTTAAGATGATTAACGGCATAGCCTACTCACACTACTTCACCTCTGGCGTTATGGGTCGTCCTGTATCGTCTGCTAAGCTAATGCTGACTAAGAAGATGGTTAGCTGTGTCATGGGTCACGTACAAGACAGGGACATCGCCTACGCACGTAGAGCTGACGGTGTGTCAGTCACTGGTCTGTTCGCAGGCATCTTCTATCAAGAAGACCAAAGCTATCTCACACCGCAGACTAATCAGTCTTGGCGTGGGCTTTGGATATTCAACGAAGTAAACAACGGTAGCTTTGACGAGCTGCCAATTAGTATGTCCTACCTTAGAAAGAAGTACGGAGAGTCTACGAATGAGTAAAACATTCACAGAGATAAAGGAGCAGCTGTCTCTCTTAGATGAGATAACTGTACTTGAGACGTTAGAGATTAACTCTACGGAGCTTGTAGAACGCTTCGAGGATAAGGTAGAGGACAAACTAGATCAAATAATCGAAGACTTAGGAGAAAATGACGATGAGTTTTCTTGACAATTCACCTGCTGAAGAGTGGGACGCAATAAGTAAGAAACGTAGAGCGCACGCTAGACGTGTTAGTGAGCAAATTAACGCTGAGCAGAGAGCAGCAGAACCTATAAAAGATGCTATCAACCCTAGCCACTACAAGGGCAGCGGTATTGAGTGCATTGAGTACATTAAAGAGCGGCTTAGTAAAGAAGCCTTTATAGGCTATCTTAACGGAAACGTAATCAAGTATACGCATCGTTGGCAAGACAAGAACGGTATAGAAGACCTACGCAAAGCACGTTGGTACTTAGACAGGCTTATAGAGGAGAAGTGCAATGTCTAGAATGGACGAGTTACTACAGCTGTGTACCAAGTGGAGCAGCGAACGTGGAATCTTTAGGAACGGTATTGTAGCAACACAGGCTCTGAAGCTAGTTAGTGAGGTAGGAGAACTTGCTGACAACGTAGCAAAGCATAGAGATATAGCAGACGATATTGGCGACTGCTTGGTGGTGTTGAACAACTTAGCAATGATGAACGAACTAACACTAGAACAATGTTTAGAAGTCGCTTACGAAGACATTAAAGATCGTAAAGGCTATCTCAATGGCGCAGGTGTATTTATTA